CAGGTGCAACAACAGCCGGTATGCTGGCACGAGAGTTATCATCTACGTATAACAACTCGTTTGCATCTAACTATGCTACTATTACAAACTCTGTTTATTCTTCTGCAGCTGGCGGTACATACTTTATTGCATTTGCTGCAAGGCCAGCCGGTGCTAATGCTACCGTTTGGCCGTTGTATTCGTATACCTGGGAAGGTACATATTATAGTATATTAAGTGCACAAGGTAATGGCAGCAACACTACAACTAATACATATTGGGTAAATAAGAAACCTACAATGAATCTTTCAGCTACTGGGTATGTAGCTGTAGGTATGAACACAAATGCAAGTTGGTATAATAATAATACCGATCCAGATTATATAGCTGCATACAGTGCTCCAGGTAACCAACATATTACCACACCCCCAGGTAGTGCGTACTGGACTGGCCCGTGGACATCATATGCAGCTGCGTATCCGTACTTCCAGATAGTAGGCACAACAACAAAGCAGTGGTAATTTAATAAATCCAGTATATAATAACAGCTAACAGTGTAAATATTAACAATGGCACAGAATCAACCAAATTACTTTTCAAAAGCATTTAACAATTTTGTTAACAAAATGCCATATGCCGGTAACACTACCGTGATCGACAATATTGGAGAAATAAATCCAAAGTTCGAGACGTTCATGAAAATCGGAACGACTCAGCAGGAAAGAAACTTAAAACAAGCAGTTTCTATAGTACAAGACCCTAACAACCCGATTAATAATTTAAACGGAGTAATGGTTGATAAGGGGTACCATGATTATCTTTATGCTTTAATTGATACTGATAAAGCAAAGAGAGTAGCTGATTACCGTATTATGGCTTCTTATGCAGAAATTAGTCATGCATTAGATGAAATGTGTGATGAAGCTATAGTTAAAGATGAAAGAGGTCAGTACGCTCAGCTTACTATTAACGAAAAAATAGATGATATTCAAAAGAAAGAACTTTTGAAAAACTTTCATCAAATTATGGATATGTTCAACCTTGAAAATAGAGGTTGGGAGTATTTCAGAACGCTTTTAATTGATGCTGAAATATTTTTTGAAAACGTAATCAATGAAGATAATAAGGATGCGGGTATTATTAGTTTAGTGCAAATACCTACAGAGCATATTAACCCAATTTTTGATAATGTTCAGAATATGATCATTAAAGGGTACTTGTTAAAGAAACCAGTACCACAAGATCATAAAACTGGAGGAATGAATCAAAACAACAGAGGTCCTTCAGGTGGTCCTAAGAAAGATGGAATGGAATTAATTCCATTAGAACGTCATCAAGTCACGTATTTTCATTCTCATATGTGGAATGAAAACAAAACAATTCGTTTACCTTATTTAGAGGTTGCTCGTCGTGCATATAAACAACTTTCGTTAATTGAAGACAGTATTGTAGTTTATCGCTTAGTAAGAGCACCAGAACGTTTAGCATTTTACGTTGATGTAGGTAATATGCCTTCTGCAAAAGCTGAAGCATACCTAAAACGTTTAATGCAAAATTACTGGTCTAAGAGAACATATGATTCCAATCAAGGTGGTAATATTAATGTTTACGACCCACAAAGTATGTTAGACAGTTATTGGTTTGCTCGTCGTCAAGGAGAGCAAGGTACTAAAGTCGAAACATTAAAAGGTGGTCAGAACTTAGGTCAATTAGACGATTTAAATTACTTTGTAAAGAAACTATACAAAGCACTACGCGTACCAAGCACAAGATTAACACCAGATACAAAGTTTGCTGATGGAGCTGAAATATTAAGGGAAGAACTTAAGTTTGCTAAACTTATCATTAGATTACAAAGACATTTTGCATCTACTATTAAAGACACGTATATCACTCACTTAAAGTTAAAGGGTTTATGGAGTGATTATAAGCTTAAAGAAAGTGATATAAACGTATCTCTTAACCCACCTTCTCACTTCTCAGCAATGAGAGACCAGCAGTTAATGGACTTAAAGTTTAACAATTTTAAATCTGCTACTCAAGTGGAAAACACAATTTCAAAAACATACGCTCTTAAGAAGTATATGAATTGGACAGACGATGAAGTACTTGCTAATAGAGGTTGGTTAAAGAAGGATGCTGAATTTAATTGGGAAGTTACACAGATTACCAATTTAGGTAAAAATTGGAAAGAAGCCTTAACAGCGGGTGGTCCCGGCGCAGAAGCTGGAGCAGCAGCTGGTGGCGGTGGCGGAGCAGCCCCTGGAGCTGGTAGTGCACCAGCATTTGGTCCTGGTCCAGCGCCTGAGGCTGGAGCCGGTGCAGAAGCCGGAGCTGGTACACCTGGAGCAGCGGCTGCTGCACCTACACCTGCAGGTGGTGGCGGAAGCGCATTACCACCAGCTTAATAAAAAAACCCAGAAATAACTTTGGTTAGCCTAAGTATATGTATGGTTGGCATATACAAACTTAACTTACCAGGTGGATATTATTACATTGGTTCCTCTACTAATATACAGAAAAGAACTGATACACATTTACAATTATTAAGAGATAATAAACATATAAATCCATTTTTACAAAATGTTTATAATAAGCATAAAGACTGTACTGTAGTTGTACTTGAAGAGGTAAACGAAAATGTTCTTCTCGAAACCGAACAGAAATATTTAAACACATATTATGGAAAAGAAGGATGCTTGAATATGTGCCCTACCGCAAATAAACCGCCTGTACGTGGCAAACAAAAACCTAGTACCAAGAAAAAAATATCTAAAAGTAAAAAGGGCTGGCGACCTACCGAAGAGATAATATATAATATGACGATTGCTGCTCGCAAACGAGTTTCTAACCCTAGTGTAATAGAAAATATGAAACTTGCTTTTAGAAATCGGGCCAATAAAAGAAAAGCTTTTTATTTAATATATAACAATATTGAGCAAGGCCCTTTTTACTCTAGTAAAGACTGTAAAGAAAAAACTAAATGTAATATAAGCATAGCTAGTATCTATAGTTTATGCACAGGACAATTTAAGCAAATAAAAGGTTATACAGTGAGGTTAACCGAGGAAAAATAGAGGCGGTGTTTGATCTTCCTGTCTACCGCTTTTCAATTCATCTTCAAGAGCTTTCTTTTCTTCAGTACCCTGTCTCATTAGTTCTTGATACTGTAACGTACCACTACCAAAGAGTTGTGTACCACCGAATTTACCACGGGTATTAGCTATCGCGATCTTTATTAATGCTTTAGCATATTCCATTACCCAACGCTCTTTTACTAAATCTTTAATCGGTCTTTCTAGATAAACACCGACACATGCAAAATAGCGATTATTCATAGGTAAGTTAGGTTCAGGTGCAATTCTTAATACCTGCGTACGCGGGTCAAAACGTACGTACTGCTTCATTGCAAATAACTTCTCACGGGTTTTTAACCAATCTTTCAATACGTGCCAAGTAATCAAGTCGAATGCTTTACTACCTAATGAATACGCAAAATGCATTTGTTGTGCTAATGATTGCTCAATAGTAAACAACGTATTAACACCTTCGTTTGTACCTTCTTGGAAATTGTATATATCTATTACTTTTCTATAAGAATTTAAATCATAATCCCAACCGGTTTGAAATGTTGAACTTAAAGAAGAAAGTTCAGGGGTATAATTAATTAAAGTGTCTAATCTAATACCTTGACCTGATGTATAAAGACTTGAATCAAATATTAACAACTCTTCCGTACCAGGTGTAAAGCGTGTAAACTGCTCAATCGCGTAAGCAATCATATCATACGCTGCATTACAAGCAATTTCAAGATTGATTAACGGTGCACCAAGCTGGAAAAAGATACGCTCAGCTAGCATATCATAGCTTTGAATACGGCTATTTAAATTAGTAGAAAGAAATGCTGCAGGACCTACAGTAGGATTGCTGTTATAAGGTGCAACATATTTTTGCTGTGAAAAGGAATACGTACTACCAGGTAAAGCAGCGCCCTGATTTACTTTTACTGTTACAAGGGTTGTACCTTGCCCGGTTAAAGCTTGTACAATACTGTTATTTAACCCATTACCGTTAGCATACCAACCGGACTGTACTTGATTTAAATTAGGAGCAGATGGTCCATTTGGATCCCATTGATTAGTTGCAGATGCAGAAAAACCACTAGCACTAAAAAAGTTTAAGTAAGCACCACTTACACTATTTACATTAGTGTAGAGAATGGTTGGATTGTAGTCGTATGCCATACCTATACTTAGGAGGCCTTAAGCACTGGTAGTACCAATTTTAATAGTTCTTCTGCTGTAACAAATACGTTTTCGTTATATACTATATCCCACCAAAATCCGAATTGATCAGGTCTTAGATATGCTCTATCTTTAAGTACATTAGTATTTTGTTTATAACCATATATATTTGGGTCTGACATTCCAAATATAACAAATCCGTTTGGTATTTTATAGTACGAACAAAAATGATTAAAGAAATTGTCTACTGAAAACCATCCATCACAGTCTTGTACTACTTTTAATAACTCTTCTTGAGAAAGATTATGTTTAATAGAAGTTACACCTTTTAATATAGATTCTCCAGTTACACCTACTTGTATTATTTCAATATCTGGTATTTTTGCTTTAAGCAATTTTATAAATTGCTCCCAATAAGGATAATTTTTAGGGTTTCTACCGTCATGTCCTTTGCAAAGTTTTTCCTTAGGTAGTTTTTGTGAATACGGGCTTATTACAATTTTCATAGATATATTTTCTTATATGCGTCTACAACACTTTCTTTCCAGTTTCTATCGAACATGTATTTGTATACGTTTTGTGCATCTTGATTGACAAATGCGGCCCCTTCAGCTAAGGAACAAAGCTTAATACGTTCGTCTTTTATGTCCCAGAATGTGTCTGGATAGCAACAAGCTATTACTATTTTATGATCTTTATATTTTTCCATTATTTCAGATAATATAGATTTAAACATATAATGATCTCCTCTACCGCTGTCCAAGTAAAAGAACTTGTAGTTAGTAGGGTTTATTTTCCACTGATTTAATTTATTGTGGAATACGAGTTCATCGTTTTGTGACATTCTATTATCACTCTCACTACGTATACCGCCAGACTGATAATGGAAATGCCATGTTGTCAAGCCTAATACTGCCATCAATTTCCACCCAGATCGGTGCATTTCATATGTAAAGATAGTTTCTTCTCTATGACCTTTCCTGGAAAGAGACATTTCATAGCCGTGCTTTGCAGCAGCAACCCTATACAAAAACGTGCTACCTTGCAAATGATCTACTTCTTTTACTTCTAGGTCTTTTCTAAAATTCCATTGCTCATTTAATCCTAAAAATAGGTCTTCTATTTTGTTAGAAGCTAAAGAAGAGTTAAACGCGTTCTTTGGGTCTACTATAGAAGGACCAACTGCACCTATATTTTTATCTGATTCAATTGTTTTATGTAGTACCTCTAAAGTATCCGGTAATAACATATTATCATCATCAATACGCCACAAATATGTAGTATCGCACTTTCTACGCGCTGTCTCATGGTTGTATACTTGACCGTTTCTTGCTCCTGGCTCCCAAAACCATTGTATGCCTGAGCATAATAGTGCAGCTAACACATTGTTAAGTACATCATTCTTACGCGGATCATCAAAATTATCGTTATCATCGTAAATGTACACCTTGCCTGGTTTCTTGTTTTGACTTAAAATAGATGACAAAACAAGAGGTAAAGTTGTACTATTACGACCACGAGTGGACATCGTAGCGGTTACATCATTAAGTATCATTATCTTTATTTTACGTTAAATTACTAAAAATACAAGTAATTACACATAGTTTTTTGATAAGATTGCATAAGTATAATCAATGTTTTACAAACTTATAACTCAGACCCCTATCTGCGAAGGTCTAGATTATTTAATCGAAGAAGGCAATAAAGACAAGCCTGCAAACATATATGTTTCCGGCGTTTATATGGTAGCGGAAGAAAAAAACCGTAACAATCGTATTTATAGTGCTGAAGAAATGGCAAAAGAGGTTGCACGTTATAACGAAGAATTTGTCAAGACAAACAGAGCTTTAGGTGAACTTGAACACCCAAACAGTGCTAATGTTAGCAGTGAAAGAGCATGTCATCTAATTACTGAACTCCGTATGGAAGGTAATGTAGTAAAAGGTAAAAGCAAGGTACTACGCACCCCACTAGGAGAAATCATGAGATCTCTAGTTATGGATGGTGTTAAGATGGGCATGAGCTCGAGAGCTTTAGGTACAGTAGAAGAACGTGGCGGAGTAAACCATGTTAGTAACATGAAACTTATTACAATCGATGCTGTAGCTGATCCTTCTGCTCCTGGCGCATTTGTAAACGGTATTCTCGAATCCAAATCATTTATTATTAAACAAGACGGTCGTTATGAAGAATTTTACGATACGTTTGAAAACAAGCTTAGTTCTTTACCTAAGAAGGATGTAGATCTTTACTTAAGAGAGCACATTATTCGCTTTATTAACAATCTTAAATAATATGAACCAAAAGAATCAAATCGCGAGATTTATTAAGCACGTAGTTGATAATAATTACGCAGCTGCTAATTCTACATTACAATCAGTAATCAACGAAAAGCTAAAAAACCGTATCCAGAAAGCGGATGCATCACTAGCAAACAAAAGCAACAAAAAATCCTAATAATAAGGTACAATTTACTAAATATTTAATACGATATGAGCCAAGACATTTCCACAATTCTTAAAGAGGCAACAAAAGACCTCCTTTCCGAGGAATCGCTAAAAGCAGTTTCTGAAGCTGTTGAAGCAAAGGTTACCCTCGCTGTTGAAGCTGCTTTAGTCCAACAAGACGAAGAGTACTCTTCAAAACTTGAAAAAGTTCTAGAAGCTATTGATGCTGATCATACAGCAAAGCTCGAAAAGATTGTAACTCGTATCGACGATGTACATGCTGCTCAATTTGAGAAAGCATTAAAGAAGATTGATGAAGATCACTCTGAAAAACTTCAAAAGCTTGTAAAGCTTTATGAAGGTGCATTAAAGAACGGTGCTGATGATTTTAAGAAGACAGTTGTTGAAAATGTTTCATCATACCTTGAACTTTATCTTGATAAAGCAATTCCTGCTCAACAAATTCAAGAAGCTACACAAAACACTCGCAACTCAAAGATCGTTGAAGAGATTAAACGTTTAGTAAGCTTAGACGAAACATTTGTTAATGAAAGCATCAAAGAAGCTTTATTAGATGGAAAGAAGCAAATTGACGAAGCTAATGCAAAAGCTGCTGAAGCTGCAAAGAGCGCACAATTACTAAATGAAAAAGTTGAAAGACTTGAAACAAATCTTCTTTTAGAAAGAAAAGTTGCAACCCTTCCTGCTAATAAAAAGAGTTACGTACAACGCGTACTTGCAGAAAAAAGTGCTGCATACATCAACGAAAACTTCAATTATGTAGTTGAAATGTTTGACAAGAGAGAAGATGAAAAACTTCAAGAACTTAAAGAATCCACAAAACCAAAAACTCAGGGAGTGGATGTAGTTACAGAAGGAGCTTCAGTAAAGCGTAGTACAAAATCCTACAGTACTGCTGAAGAAGATACTGGTGAAAAGTTTGTAGCAGAGTCTTACGTATCATTACTTAAGAATAAATTAGTTTAATAAAAAATCTGATTTTTTTATCCCAAAGCCCGAGAAATCGGGCTTTTTTTTGTAAGTATATCTACATGTTGAAGTTCTGTTAAGAACTTGAGGTAATGTTAGTTTATAAAAAATTATTAGTTATGAAACAAATCAAACCTTCACAATCCTATATCGATAAGGATCGCGCAAGCCAACTTTTAAAGAAGTGGGCACCATTGCTTGAGCATGCTGATGAAGCAACTCCAGCAATCAAAGACGATCACACAAAGCTAAACACTGCTATTCTTCTTGAAAATCAAGAAAAGTGGTGCTTTGAAACAAACACAACGAACGCAGCTGGTTACGGTGGTTCATTTGGTAACACATATGATCCAACAACAACTGGTAAGTCAAGTGA